GATGGAGCTTCGGCACAGATTGAAATCATTGAAACCATTGACGGAAATGTCGAAAGATACAAGCGCACTCTTGCGATTGCGACCTTCTATTGGGAGGCGGAGCAAGACTGGCCTGTTTTTGTGGCACAGGTCGCCTCGGTTGCTGACCGCATGTTTGCCGAGTTCAATAACGAGATCGAAGATAACGTAACACAATACATACAGTTTAAAACGGGAGGTGTTTTGTAATGCCTAATCATTGTTATCAGCAAGTGTACCTTCGGGGCCCATGCCATTTGATCCATCACCTACATCTGGCGTTGTCTAAGTCGGAGCCAGAGTTTTGCAACACGATTGCGCCCATGCCGTTTGAGTTGTGGGCCAAGGAGACGCGGTCGGGTCAGGTGATGCCTGACTGGTACGAGTGGAGGTACGAGAACTGGGGCACGAAGTGGGATGTCTGCGAGGCTGAGATTGACGAAGATGGTATTGAGTACGGCGAAGACCTCAACAATGACGAGGAATATGTCCCAGTTGCGTGGTTCTCGTTCCGTTGTTGGACTGCTTGGGGTCCGCCTGTTCCTGTGTGGGATCGTCTTCATGCGATGGGCATTGAGGTTGAGGCTGAGTATCAGGACGAGGGCGGCATGTTTGAGGGTGCGTATCACCACGGTGAGGACAAGTGCTGGCAACCAGAAGAGGAGGCGGTGTGATGAGTGATTATGTTTATGATGAGGGATACCGAGCAGGCATGCAGAAGATGCGTGAGGTAGGGCAACGCCGCATCGAGGAACTTGAGGCCAAGCTGGCGAAGGCGGTGGGGGCACTTGTTGTAATTAATGCACTTGCCCCAGAAAGCATGGTCAATGGCTATTCACAGTCTGATCTTACGGAAATTGTTTCACGCATGGGAAAAGTTACACGCACCACCCTCATAGAACTGAAAGGACAAGACGATGAGGTATAATCTTGTATGCATGCATTGGGTCGTGGAGCGGCTGGACGAGATTTCAAAGAGGATTGAGGAGGACATCAAGATGAACCCTGATGTCGATGTGTTCTGCGATGTGGGTGTCGAGGACCTACGAGGGGAACTCGTTTACCAGATGGGTGTCCGCGCCCATGAGACATGGAAAGATAATGGGAGGGGTAAAGATGACTGAGCGTGAGATGGAAGATCTGTTGGACGCAGTATTTCGCAAGGTGTTTAGGGAGAATTGGTGATGGGTAAGATGAAAGAGGAGTTCATGCGGCTGCAGGAGACGCCTGTGATGGAAGCGTGTTCCGAGTGCCAAGGTGCGGGAACCGTGGAGGTAGAGGTTGCGATGCCTCACAATGCGGGTCGTGACATTGGTGAGTTGTATTGTGAGTTGGAGACTTGCGATGCTTGTGGCGGCGGCGGCGAGGTTGAGCGTTTGTGTGATTGCGGGGAGTGGGTTACGCTGATCATGGGCGAGTCTGCTACTGTGTGTGAGGAGTGTGCGGATGTTGAAAACGTATGAGGTAACCTGCGAGGGTGTGATCCAGCGCATGGTTGTTGTTGAGGCTCACAATGTTGTTGAGGCCTCGCACTTGGGGCGGCAGGAGTTTGCTGCGCTGATTGGTGCGGAAGTAGAGGGGGTTGGTGTGGTGGACATCTACACTGAGCCTGTAACATTTAAGGAGATCGAGAAATGAACTTACTGAGAAAGATATGGGATAACATCAAGAAGAACGCGCAGTCTAATCAACTCACGCGCAGGCAGCAGGTCTTTCAGGAGTTGTCCCGAGGTCCGGGGACCGCGCGTCAGTTATCGGATCGCATGGGTTTACGTCTTACGATTGTTCGGACGTATTTGAGCACGTTGCACAAGCAGGGTTTGGTCCGAGCTACGGGCGACATGGTTGGTAAGGAGCAGGTCTGGAGGGTGAACGAGTGATCGAGGAGCAGGTACTATCACCCGCAGACGAAGCGATCTTGAAGTATTTGCGCGATGAAGTGGACCGCAAGGCCGAGCGCCAATACCGCAGGGATGCAGGGCCGAACGCGCGTAACGAGTATTGGTACGCAGCGGAGGATCTTAAAAGATTTGTGAGTAAACTACGTCAAGAAGGAAAGAACATATGACTGGGATTTTAACGAGACGCGAGAGGTACGAAGATTTATACCGCGAGATGTGGCTCAAGCAGTTGAAGATTGACAGGGTTGGGAATCCGATGGCTCGGGAGCCCACGCCTCAACAGAAGAACGGAGCGAGGACCGGGAAGTTTGGAAAGATGGGCGGTCGCAAGTTGAAGTTGACTCGGGATGCTGAGATCATCAATCGGATGCTGAAGCAGGGCATGATGATGCAAGAGATTGCGGACATCATGGGGACTACTATGGCCCTTGTGGCTGCAACCAAAGAGCGGTTTGACTTGCCCAGGGCCGAGGAGCAAGAAGATCCAGAGGGTATATAGGTATCGTGGGGACGCCAGATTAATGGTAAAAGAATGGTGGCGCATTCGGTAACGCATCATCCGGACTAGCACCGCCAATAAACAACAGTTGCAACGTCCCCTGTAGGAGTAAGTAAATGGACCCGAGACTGGATTCAATCGCAGAATTATTAACTGATGCACAAAAAGAACTTGACGAAATCGAATGGGATGATCCACGAGATCCAAGGATCGAGGGCATACTACGGCAGATTCGTCACTACGAAGACAAACTTAACGAAGGAGAAATCTATGAGCCAAATTTTTGATATTAATTCGACCCGCCGACAGCAGGTACTTGTTGAGTACTTGACGGCTACTGGTAGTGCGTTTGCTGTTACTCCACAAGGAGAGCAGGTATTCATGAACAAACGCCTGGTTGACACGATGGGTGTGCTAGCTGGGGACATTTACGAAGCGTTCTTGCTGCCGAATTACCCAGACAAGCAGGCATCGATCCCTTGGAGGGCGATGCGTGTCGAGCCGACCGACATGAAGCTGGACATAAAGCCTGTGGTTGCGGATTCGATACCCAATGCGATTGCAGATCTAATGGAGGAGGTCGATGAGGATGGCGCGTGGTTGCCGATAGACATAGCGGAAACCATAAATCTGGATGTGAAACAGGTTGAAGAAGCGTTGTCCGGGAACCCAGAGATGTTTGACCCGGTGCAGGCGTACATGTTGCGCTTCAAGGACAAGTAATGTATAAGCAAGCGACAACGAAGGAGCAACCAATGGTCAAGAAGATTGAAAAAGAGGAACGTAAGTTCTGCAACGTGGCTCTCTTGCCGGAGGATCATGACAAATTGAAGCGGTTAGCGGATGACGAGCAGCGGACTATGACGCGGCAGCTATCTGTTATTTTGAGAAAACACTATGCACAATTGCATGGGCCTGATAAAGTTTAGACACTGCTCGAACGGGGCACCTAACCAGCCGCCTCGTTTACCTCGCCTACTGACCTCCCGTATCTCCAGACACGGGAGGTTTTTTCTTGGGCCACTCGCCCTTCTTGTAGCCTCTGACTTCGGCAATCCCTGCGGAGCCTCGAGGTTTGAGGTTCGAGAAGAATGCTTTGGTGACATCGAGGTCGAGGCCCGTCATCTTAGCCAGTTCTTTCGCTGCGGTATCGCGAGAAGCATAGCTCGTGGCCCGCTCCTCCATTAGCTTGGTTACTTTTTTGGCGTCAAAGTCAGCCATTCTCTTGCCCTTTCTCCCAGAACCTTGGCTCCGATGTCGATCTTATTGCGCAGTGCTTCGACGATCTTCTCATCGAGAGTGCCTTCGGATATCAGATCGATGTATGTCACGTTATTCTTTTGTCCGATCCGGTGTGCGCGGTCCTCTGATTGGATGCGTGTCTCCAGATTGAAATCGTTGGCATAGTATACCACGAGGTTTGCTTCGGTCAAAGTCAGCCCGTACCCTGCGGTCGATGGGTTGCCCACGAAGAATCGGAGCGGGGACCGAGGATCTTGAAATCTCTGCACGATACTGTTGCGTTCATCGTCGGATGTGTCGCCGTAGTATGCAGCGGCGGAACCTTCTCCGAACTTTTTGTTAAGCATCTTTGTGATCTCGATGATGTCGTACCGGAACCGAGACCAGATGATTGCTTTGCCATCGTGCTCATCCATGATCTCGGTCAGCGCGTCCATGCGGCGGGAGGGGAAGTACTTCATCTCCCCGTCATCTGTCTTGAGGTGGCCTGACATGACCTGTTGGATGCGTAGCATCTGAGTGATCACGGCTGGGGCCGACACCATCTCCCCGTCTTCGAACAGAAGCATGGCTTGCTGCTGGAGGAGCGAGTACATCTTTGCTTGCTCATCTGTCAGTGTGACATAGCGAGCGGTGTATATCTTCTCGGGTAGATCGAGGCAGTCCTTCTTGAGCACACGATAGGAGAACCGTGCGATCTTGGTGGTTAGCTCCTCGATGTTTTTGTATCCGAGTATCTGCTGGAAAGAATGTGCGCCCATGGTGCGGCGCTGCATAACAGCGTAGCGGCCTTGGAACGTGTAGAAAGATTCGTGGCCCAAGAGCCCAGGTCTAAGGAACTCCGCCTGGGAATAGATATCCAAGGGGGACTTTGTTATTGGGGAACCAGTCAGGAGCCTACGGTATTTGAAGTTCGCTGCGATCTTCATCAGAGCTTTGGTCCGCTTGGCTTTGTGGTTCTTGATGGTTGTGCTTTCGTCGATGGCGATCATGCCATGAGGACCGAGGACCTTGGACATCCATTCGCCGGCGGTCTGTCCTTTCTTCGATGAGAAGGACTCGATGTTCATGACGAAGATGGTTAATCCAGAGAAGTTATCCTTAACCGAGCGCATTTCTTCCTGTTGTTTTTTGTTTGGCGATGCGACCCAGCGAATCACTCGGTGCGGGACATCATCTGACATATGCTCGGGGATTTCTTTGGTCACCCAGTTACGATAGACGCCCTTTGGTGCGAGGACCAAGGCGAAGTTAATCTGCCCGGCGAGGAACAGCATACCTATGTTATCGATAAGAACCTTGGACTTACCTGTCCCCATCTCCATGAAGTAGCCGAACTCTTCTTCGAAGCATCCATGATCCAGTGCCACCTGTTGGTGGTCAAATGGTTTATATTTAAAATTGTACTTGACAGTCATCACATACCTCCAGTAGAGTCCACCTTACGGATGGCAAGATGACTTGTCAACTAACTTAACCTGAAGAGGATGGAACTTATGAGTGACATATTCGAAGACTACTTAGACGAGGGGGATGCACTCTCCCAAGTCAACACCGGGACAGGATCGCAACTTAGCGACTTGGTTCGGAAGCTCCGCAACATAGAATCACAGATGGAGGATGCGGAGCAGCATCTCAAAGCGTTGAAGGCTGACAAGCACAAGCTCTCAACAGAGAACATCCCTGCACTTATGGATGAGATGGGCGTGGAGCGTCTTGATGTGGACGGTGTGACCGTATCGCGTAAGATGATTGTTCATGCGTCGATCCCTGCCGACCGCAAGGAGGAGGCGTTCACTTGGCTCCGCGAGAACCACCTGGATGATATCATTAAGAACGATGTGACTTGTTCCTTTGGTAAGGGAGAAGACAATGTTGCGGGGGATGTCGTTGGCATCTTGCAAGAGCGCGGCTTTGATCCAAAGACCAAGACCCACGTTCACCCGTCTACACTCAAGGCCTTTGTTAAGGAACGGGTGACGGACGGCAAGCCAATCGACCTCGATATGTTCGGGGCCTACATCAACAACGCCGCAGAAATTCGGAGGAAAGCGTGATGGGAATCTCAAAGCAAATGGAGATAGAAGAAATGGATCGTATTAGTCGTGAAGAGTACGACGAAGACGATAGAGCTAAAAATGACGATGCTGCTTTTTGTGCAAAAGAAAACTATGACTCGGACATTGCCGCAGCCGCCGCAAGGCGTCAATTGGAAGATCGTTTGATCGAACAGCAGATTGAAGACGAACTTCAAACTCTCGCGGAACTTGAGGCTGATATGAACACGGTTCAGAAGGCTGCATACGCGCACCTGTCAGAGGGAAAGACAATGGCAAAGGAGCGTATCTCTATCATCAAAAGTATTCTTAGTGATTATAAATATGAGGTAAAAAACAATGGCTAACGCAGTAGCAAAAGTAAAAAGCGCAGAGTTAAGCACAGATGTATTGGACGATATCTTTGAGACGGCAGGGGATGGTGCATCCTTCGCAGCGGACGAGATGCAGATCCCGTTCGTTCGGATCCTGCAAGCACTGTCACCGCAGTTGAACAAGAAGAAGCCTGAGTACATCGAGGGGGCATCGTCCTCTGACATGTACAACACGGTCACTGGTCAGTACTGGGACGGGGAAGAAGGCGTGGTTGTTGTGCCATGCTACCAGACTACAAAGTATCTGGAGTTTGTACCTCGCGATCAAGGTGGCGGGTTCAAGGGTGAGATCCCTGCCAACGATCCGATGTTGCAGCGCACATCGCGTGAGGGTTCCAAAGAGATCCTGCCGCACGGCAATGAGTTGGTTAAGTCAGACCAGCATTACTGCTTGGTGGTTGATGCAGACGGCGGGTTCCAACCTGCGGTGATCGACATGAAGTCGAGCCAGTTAAAGGTCAGCCGCCGCTGGAAAACCCAGATTGCAATGCAGAAGATCAAGCATCCCAAGACTGGTGCGATGGTTACCCCTGCGGTATACGCTACGATGTGGCGTCTATCTACGACTGAAGAGTCCAATGACCAAGGTACATGGGGCAACTACCAGATTGCCAAAGAGTCCCTTGTTACTGACCGCGATCTCTTGATGGAAGCGAAAGCGTTCCGCGAGTCAATCATGGCTGGTGAAGTGAAAGCTGCTAAAGATCCGGAACATGCGAGTCCGGCACAGGATGACGACATCCCGTTTTAAGCAGTCTCGGGGGCGGTCGATGGTTAACTGTCAACCGTCCCCAGTTAACTTTATCAGGAGCCAAGCATGTCACTAGCACAAAGAATGCTAGCGGCCTTTGAGGGATCGAAGGTTGCACACGGCACGACCAAGGTCGGTAAGGTTGGACGCAACGGCAAGGCCGAGGCGGACAGTCGCATTGTCCGCGAGCCGTTAACACAGAAGATCATGCAAGGACACATTGATGGTAAGCAGGGGATCGGTGCGATACCGATCAACGAAGATAACAAGTGCCGTTGGGGTGCGTTGGATATAGACATCTATGATCTAGATCAGAACGAACTGCAGGCGCGGATCCAGAAGTTGAAACTTCCTCTGTTGCATTGCCGCTCCAAGTCGGGCGGAGCCCATCTATATTTGTTCCTTGAAGAGTATGAGCAGGCCAGCGTGGTCCGAGAGTACCTGCTTGAGATGGCTGTAGCTCTGGGCCACAGCGGCTGCGAGATATTTCCAAAGCAGGACACGATCCTGTCTGAGCGTGGGGATGTAGGGAACTTCATCAACCTGCCGTACTTCGATGCAGAGTTACCACTGCGGTATTGCTACGACGAGAAGGTACAGTCCATGGAGCTTGAGGCTTTCTTGGACGCCATCGACAGCAAGTCCACTGCGATCTCTTCCCTTGAGAAGCTGCGGACCAAGAAGCAGCGCAAACAGTTTAGCGATGGGCCACCGTGCTTGCAGCACATGTTTGCCGATGGCCCTGTGGGTGATGACCGGAACAAGAAGCTGTTTAACTGTGGTGTCTACTGCCGCCTGAAGCACTCGGATGATTGGGTGCAGCAGTTCGAAACAATGAACCAGCAGTTGTTCACTACGCCCCTTGATGCCAAGGAGGTTCTGGCTTTGCAGAAGAGCTTGGACAAGAAGGCTTACTTCTACACCTGTGAGCAGGAGCCTTTCAAGAGTTACTGCGACAAAGAACTATGCATGTCTCGGAAGTTTGGTGTAGGTGATTCGGAGGTTTCAGCCATCGAGATCGGGGGCTTGCTTGTGCAGTTATCTGAGCCGCGCCTGTATTTCTTGACGGTATCTGGGCAGCGTGTGCAGTTAAACTCGGAGCAGCTACAGAACCAGACCCTGTTTCAACGTGCGTGTATGGAGCAGATCCAGGTTGTGCCTCCGATACAGAAGCCTCGTGCGTGGCAGAAACTGTTGCAGAGTCTGATGGCTGAGTCCACCAAGCAAGAGGTTCCAGAAGAGTTGACCTTGACGGGTGAGTTCAAGGACCTGCTTCGCACTTACTGCACCAGCCAGATCAGGGCGATGCACCCAGAGGAACTAATTAGCGGGAAGCCTTGGACAGACAACGAGGGGTTCACCTCGTTTACAATAGCAGGGCTGATGGAGTTCTTGCACAACCGCCGCTTCAAGGCGTTCACTAGGGCCCAGATCCAAGAGATATTGAAACAACTAAACGGCAACAAAGAATGCCACGGGCACAAAGCTATCAACAAAGCAGACGGTTCAAGGTCCACGATCCGAGTATGGTGGGTCCCTGCTTTCGAGAACATAGATGTATCCCTGCCTGTAGAGGAGATTAACAATGACATCCCTTTCTAAGATGATGAAGGCCAAGGATGTGGCAGAGTGGCTCGGTGTTTCAGAGTCCGCCATATACAAGTGGGTAGGCGACGGCGACTTCCCCAAGCCTTACAAGCTGGGCAACGCTGACGCACAACGTGCCGCCAGCCGCTGGGACCGCAATGAGATCAAGGCGTGGTTGGAGAAGCGGAGAAGTGGGGAAGAGTCATGAGCAATGATGACTTTAACCTCAAGATAACTGTCCGCAATGGGCGTCTATTGAAAGCCATACGAGAAAGTTACGAGTCTGTTTCCGATCTAGCGAGGAGAATGAATAGATGTCCATCAAGTGTAAACAGTCTTGTTACTATGAAGCAGGTTCCGACTAACCAACACGGCTGGACAGAACTAGCTTTGGACGTTTCTGCGATGGTTGGAAAAGATCCAGAAGATCTTTGGCCGGAGCACATGCGTGAGATCAAGTTAAAGAAATCGTCTGCCGAGGTGTCTTTAGATTTAGACAGTGTAAAGAATATTTTGTCTAACGGTTCCGCGGAGAAAAACTTGTCTCAAATAAGCGCACTTAACCAGTTTTCCGAGCGTCTTACACCGCGAGAAAAAGAGGTAATTAATCGCAGGTTTCACGAGAGGCAAAGCCTCGAAGAGGTAGCCAAGGTCTTCAATGTAACAAAAGAACGCGTGCGTCATATAGAGGTGAAGGCGCTGCGAAGGATGCGGATGAGAGCCTTACAGCTGGGTTACGGCGCGGATGATCGTCACGACTATGCGTGGGAGTGGACCACGGGTAAAAAAGCCAGAGATTTATTGGAGGATTAAATGATAACTAATGCTACTTTAATCCTCGGGCCACCTGGCTGCGGGAAGACGTACACTTTGATCGAGCGGGTTGAGGCCAAGCTGCAAGAGGGTGTGCATCCCTCTCGTATCGGTGTGGTTTCGTTTACAACCAAGGCAATTGGAGAGTTTGTTGAGCGGGCTACCACGAAGTTTAACCTGACCAAGAACGACTTCCCACATTTCAGAACGCTACATGCTACGGGCTACCATGGTCTGGGCCTTGAGCGCGGGGACGTTATGAGCGGCGAGGATTACAAGGCTCTGGGTAAGATACTAGGCTTGGAGTTTAAAGGCGCGGATGCTACCTCGATGGATGACGGGGTTGCTGTTCCTGCGATGGGAGGATCGGGGTCCAAGTACCTGCAACTAATCATGCGGGCGGTCTATCGTGAAGCGACCCTGGACTATGAGTACAACTACGAAGAGGATTACTCGCTGAACTTCTCCAAGCTGGTGCAGGTTTCCCAGCAATTGGCAGAGTACAAGTCCAAGAAGAACAAGGTAGACTTCACTGACATGATCTCCAACTACATAGACATTGCGGATCCTCCGCACTTGGACATGCTGATTGTGGATGAGGCACAGGATCTGACGCCGCTGCAGTGGACGATGGTTGAGAAGATGTCGAAGTTTGCGACCGAGGTTCTGATTGCTGGGGACGATGACCAAGCTATCCACCGCTGGACCTCCGTAGACATCGAACGGTTCAAGGAAAGCACAGACAGGACGGAAGTACTCAACCAGTCCTACCGCCTACCACGGAGCGTCTGGGAGCTTGCTATGCGTATCTCAGCGCGGATACCTGGGCGGTTGGAGAAAGAGTTCTACCCTCGAGAGGAAGAAGGCAGCGTCCGTACAGTGGGAGCACTGTGGCACTTGCCCTTGAACCAAGGATCGTGGACCATCCAAGCTCGGATCAACAAGTACGTCAACGATATCGCGGAGCAGTTGGAGCAGGACGGTTACTTCTACAGCCGGAAGGGGCGTTGGTCTGTGAGCCAGAAGAAGGTCGAGGCCATGGAGGTGTGGCGTGATCTGGTGGACGGTCAGGCTATTGGCATCGGCAGGGTGCGCAAGTTGTACGAGGCTGTCCCTAAGATGGGGGCGTTTGCAGCGGTGCGGCGTGGGGCTACGACTCTGCTTGATGCTGCGGGGTCCGAGGACCTGTTGACCTATGACATGCTGGTCAAAGAGTTTGGTTTGATTGCACCGAGGGACACGCATCCAATGGACGTGATCAAGATGTCGGAGGAAGAGAAGATCTACATCCGTGCCATCGAGCGGCGAGGCGAGAACATTTACCAAGAGCCGAGGATCAAGATCTCAACTATCCATGCTATGAAGGGGGGAGAGGACGACAACGTGGCAGTATACTTGGGGTCAACCAAGAACTGCGTTGAAGGGAAACATCCGGAGGATGAGCACAGGATCTTTTATGTTGCGGTTACCCGCTGCAAAGAGAACCTCTACTTAATCGAGTCGGACAAATCATACAGGTACGAGATATGAAACGAGATGAAGTGTTAGCCACCGCTGGGGATTACATCAACGGACAGAGGGCCGAGGACTACGGGGATGCATACGAGAACTTTGAGCGCATTGCCGAGGGCTGGAATACAATTATCCGCAACGCCATGACCACCCACGGGTACGTCACACCGCAGCATGTTGCGTTGATGATGGACTGGGTGAAGACAGCGCGGCTGCTCAACGACATACGTCACGACGATTCATGGATCGACAAGTGTGGGTACAGCGCATTGGGCGGAGAGTTCACTGAGCGGGAGAAGACAATCTCAAAACGGCTGGATAAGATACTGGGTAAGTCCAATGACTAATGGCTTCACAAAAGACAGCATCATCGCTGCGCAGATGAACCAGCCAAAGGAACTGGCGTGGAACATCCCGACAGAGTTTCCTGACCTGACGCACCACAAGCAGATAGCCGTGGACCTTGAGACGTGTGACCCGAACCTGATGACATTGGGCCCAGGTTGGGTGCGCAAGGACGGTTTTGTGGTGGGCATTGCTGTAGCTGCGGGCGACTGGGAGGGGTACTTCCCTATCCGTCACGCCAACGGGCACAACATGGATGCAAGGATCGCGCTCAAGTGGCTGCAGAAGCAGATGGCTACGCCGCACATCGACAAGATATTTCACAACGCGACCTACGATGTGGGCTGGCTACGCGCCGAGGGCATCAAGGTCGAGGGCCGGATCATCGATACCATGATTACAGGTGCGGTGGTTGACGAGAACCGTTTCTCCTACAGTCTAAACAATCTTGGTCGGGACTACCTCAACGAGCGCAAGGACGAGAAGCTCCTGCGCGTGGCTGCGGCTGAGTGGGGCTTTGATCCCAAGGCTGAGATGTACAAGCTGCCGCCTGAGTTTGTTGGGCGCTACGCCGAGCAGGATGCAGGGATGACCTTGCGCCTGTGGGAGAGGCTCAAGATCGAGCTAGACCAGCAAGACCTCTGGAACATATGGGACCTAGAGACCAGCCTCATTCCTATGATGTGCGACATGCGTCAGCTTGGTGTGCGGGTTGACCTGGACAAGGCGGAACAAGCCAAGGGCTACTTCAAGAAGAAGAGCAAGGAGATTAAGGACGAGATCTACCGCCAGACCAAGATCAAGGTAGAGCCTTGGGCAGCGGCCTCTGTGGCTACGGTATTCGACGAACTAGGGTTGGTCTATCCAACATCGGATGACGCACAGGGGGACCTTCTCCGTAAGTCTGGGGTGCCTTCCTTCACCAAGCAGTGGCTCAGTGCCAACTCGCACCCCGTTGCGCAGATGATTGTGAAGCTGCGGGAGTTCGACAAGGCTGAAACTAGCTTCATCGATTCCATCCTCAAGCACGAGCACAAGGGCCGCATCCATTGCGAGTTCCACCAGCTTCGCTCTGATGGCGGAGGCACGGTAACCGGACGATTCTCTTCGTCCAACCCAAACCTCCAGCAGATTCCGGCTCGGGACCCAGAGATCAAGAAGCTGATTCGCGGACTGTTCCTTCCGGAAGAGGGAACCAAGTGGGGATCGTTCGACTACTCGAGCCAAGAGCCGAGGTTACTGGTCCACTTTGCAGCAAGCCTGAAGGGGGAGAACAAGCACCCCATCGTCGATAACATCGTCGAAGAGTACAACACAGGTGACGTTGACCTGCACCAGATGGTGGCAGACTTGGCTGGGATCACCCGCAAGGAGGCCAAGGTCGTGAACCTCGGCATCATGTACGGCATGGGTAAGGGCAAGCTCGGGGACCAACTAGGTATAAGTACTGAGGAAGCGGGCGACCTATTGCAGAAGCACCAAGACAAAGTTCCGTTCGTTAAGAACTTAGCTAACCTAGCTAGCAGGCAGGCGGAGAAGACAGGGCAGATCCGGACCCTGCTTGGGCGGCGCTGCAGGTTCAACATGTGGGAGCCTCGGACCTTTGGGTACAGCAAGCCTCTGGAATACGAAGCTGCAATGAAGGAATATGGGCAGCCGCTCAGAAGAGCCTTTACTTACAAAGCGTTAAACAAACTGATCCAAGGTTCGGCTGCGGATCAAACTAAAAAGGCGATGGCTGACTGCTATGCAGAGGGACTTTTGCCTATGCTCACGGTCCATGATGAACTATGCTTCTCAGTAGAGAGTGACGAACAAGCGAAGCGCATCAAGGACATTATGGAAAATGGACTGTCTGATGTCTTGAAAGTTCCCTCTAAAGTAGACGATGAACTCAAGGATAACTGGGGAGAGATCGAATGAAACTTGATAAGATGAAAACGGTTGGACTACGCGACATGCATCCTATGCAAGTATATCACCTGATGGAAATGGTGGGCATGACCTTGAACCTTGCAGCCATGACCAGAGACGCGGACATACTTGAGGAAACAGAAGCGTACTGCGACGAATTAATTAAGCTGTTTGGTGGGGTGGGGGTATCAATGTCAATTGACATTGACCCAGGCTTTACCCAAGGCGGTTCGCAATCTGTGCATTAGCCGCTGCGCTAAACGGATTGTCCCCCAACAGAGCAGGGTTCACGGGCCCAGGCGCACGAGCCTGGGTTGGTGCAAACACAGGCTGCGGTAAGCTGCCCTGCGGACCTGGGATCAGATCAGAAAACGGATTAGATCTTGGAACTGAACCCTGCGAACTTGGGATCAGATCAGAAAACGGATTAGATCTTGGAAGCACGGGAGCCGCAGACGGAGCAGGCGTTGCACTTCCCGAACCACCGAGAGGCTCGTTAAGTCGGTCCGCGGCCATCCGGTTAAACGAACCAAACGGAACACGTTCCTCGGAGAAGGACCTACCCTCCGCTTTACGCGCGGCGTTGATATCTTTGGCAAGTTCACGGGACGCCGCTGTAGGATAGAACTTACCTTTCATGATAGTATTAACCTCGGAGCGGCTCATGTTTGCGCCATTCACAAGGTTGCGTCGGATGTCTGTGTCGGACAATCCGAGCTTACGAGCAGCCTGGATGTCTGAGTACAGTTTCGTTTGCTCCCGGTACAGGTTATCCAGGTACGTTGAGTACGCTGCGTTCATGTCTTCAAGAGTTGAGTCAGCCTGCTGGATCACACGAGTAGCAGTAGTCTTAGCGTCAGTCCTGCGCGGTCCATACTCTAAACCTTTGAAGGCAAAGTCGTTTTGAAGGTCCACTCTCATGGGTGTGAAACCTGTTACAAGCCGTGCGCCTTCTTTGTATACGTTGTATTCTTCGCCGCGTGGCCCTGGCATGTCAAACACTCCGCGGTACAGCCGACCAGGAACAAACTCGCCGCCACGCTCTTCAACACCGAGGCGGAAGTAAGATGGAATAACGCCGCCAAGCATGTGCTTAACGCCCTGGGCAAACTTAGAACCAAATGCTTCTGTATCTGCATACACGGGAGCCCCTGTGGCAGTTTTGCCGCCGCGGCCTACACCCGCACTGAAGAGACCTTCGCTTGGAAGAACATCACGCAGACGCTCAAAGATCATGGATTCAGAACCAAACGGCTCTGCAAACATCTCAAGCCCACGCCATGCGCCACTTAGAATCTGCTCGGCTTCACTCTTACCAAGACGCCCCGCTTCATTATACCTCTGGATCGCTGCGCGGGCAGGATCAAGGACAAAGGCGTAAGGGCTAACGTAACTGAGATCGATGTAATCTATCTTACCCTTTTTGTTGTTGCTCAGTATAGAAAGATCGTGGCCGTCCATGTAATCAGGGATTTGCTGACGAAGTGCGGCCATCTCCTCCGGAGTTGTACCCGTCGCGATCATCGAACCTTTGACCATAGCCTGCGGAAGAAGCGTAGCAACGGAAGCATAAGACATTAACCGTTGCGCACCCATAGCCCGCATTTGTTTCTCAAACGCCGCCGCTTTTTCTTCTCCGATTTGTTTTCTTAGCTCTGGAGAGATCTGAAAAGACATCTCCTTCAAGCCGCGATCCAAGATGTTAACAGAGTTGCGGATGTTCTCTGACGCAAACGATGTAAAGTTACCAAAGATAGGAACCATATCGATACTGCGGACAGCTTTGCCTACTCGTGGGTAGATGGGCATTGTATCTTTTACAATGTCTCCAGCTATGACCTCAATCTGATCAAGCCCGTCTGTGAGACGAGTAGCCCCTGCGTCTCGCTTGGAAAGATTGTTTTCTTTCAACGCCAACAAAATGCTGGGGTCGTTCTCGCTAAGTCCGGAGTTCGCAAACGCTCCGCGAAGTTTCTTTTCCTCTCCAAGAAGGGAAAGACCCTTAAAGAAAGTATCCGACTCACCATAGACCCGCTCGAACAGTTTCATGAAAGGGATTTTGTTTTCGAAGTAGTCTATCCCGCTAGAAACTTTTCCTGAGATCGTCAGGTCTTTACCAGCGTTTCTGTATTCTTTTAGCGCACGAGTAATCAAACTTGTGTCCGCAACGCCAGTAAGACTTATCTTCTTAGCCAGACGCTCTAGACCTAAATCATCCAGAGTGTCGAGGCTGGATGTAAATATCTTAAACATATCTGTAAAGTCAGTGTCCCGACCCAGATTAGCGTTGGCTGCAAGCATTCCAAGGTTACCTGCGATGTTACGAACCTGCGCACCAGGGTTTGGAACGATTGTCATCTTCTGAGACAAGGATCGCATAGAAGAAAGAATCCCGGTAACCTCGGCCAAGGCCCCAGAGCCAAGTTTCAAAGGTGCGGTGAGCGCCCCGAAAGATTCGGGGGACACGAACATCCCTGTCAGATCCCCGTAAGCCCCACCAAAGACGTGTTGAATGTCTTTGCTGTCTCCCAACTGTCTGTACCCAGCATCTCGAAGACTTTGCGCGTACTGTTGAACGACATCTTCCGCGCGTACATAATTTGGATTGTCTATTGTACGTCCTGCGGCGTCTTCCACAGACATAGGAACACCAATGTTTTGTTCCCTTGCAATGTCTCTGAAAGGCTGCATCGCTTTGTCGTATGCTTCACTTGTTAGATTCAGTGAGTCTGGCATTTCTATAATTGCAGGGCGACCGCCCTTTGCAACTTTGTTCAACCCATCCGACAGGTTGGACACAAGGCCTTGGGCTCTCATCCCAGCGTACATGTCCGCAGCGGCATTGGCCTGGGCCATGTCATTGACGGTGCGTTTGTAGATTTCAAGAGGCTCAGTCAATTCACCCAACAACTTGCGGAGGTTAGGACTGCTCTCTAAGATTTCTTTTCTCTCTACAAAGATATCGTCTATGGACTTCAGGACGGGGCGTTCTTTCGCCACCAAGCCGCCAAAGTTTCCTTTCGCACCTTCTTTGATAGACTTGATCTTGTTCGCCAGGGCTCTTTCTGGAGGTAGTCCAGCCAAGCCTTGTAAGCCGAGAGAGTCATACACAATACGACGCGCTTTGGTTAGATCATTCTGGTCCGCTGCGCGACCTGTTCCTTTTGCAAACAGGGACGCTACCTCGCTGACAGCATCATCAAAGCCCTTAGAAGTCAGATCTAAGTTGTCGTAAAAAGATTTGGGGTCCGTGTACCGCTGGAACATGCGTCGCAGGTAGCCATTCTGAGCTTTCTGCGCAGATGTCATTTCTTTCAGAGCGTTAGCTGCCGTGATTTGCCCTGGTGTAATGGCGTCTTCTAGCTGCCGCCTGCCTGTAGCGGGATCAATAATTTCTGCTTTTGTGACGGGATCTCTCTTGACGCCGATCTGCATCTCCAACTGCGTGATAATATCGTCATCCAAAGAGGACCGGATATCCACCATCTTGTTGGCAGCTTTGAGGAGCTTCTCGTCTCCGATTTCGTCCAGAGCTTTGGTGTTCCCCATCAAGAAGTCGAGCAGGCTTGTCTCTAGTTTCTGCGCCCCCACCGGAGTATTGTTCTTTAGCTTTGCAGCCTTCAAGAACTCGTTAGATGCCTTTGACCAGTCTTCCGCGGCCTTCACCCCGAGCCGCTCATACATGTCTGCTTTTGCACGGGCATCTTGTGTCGTCTCATACAGCTTGGTGTCGGCCCCGCCGGACGCCGAGAAGTATTTTTGGAACTGTCGGTTGGCCGCTTGCAGCCCGCCGCGGGTTTTGTCTGCAAGAGGTTTGTCGATAGTCTCCAGGGTTTTCATAAATGCCCCACCAGTCTTTGACGGAACAG